AAACATTATTCCAATCATTTGAATAAATGACAAAACAATTGGAATAAACCATGTCCATCCAAAGAATAATCCAAGAATAGAGATAAGGAATCCCTTCCATTCTTGGTCCTCATTCCAAAACATACTTATTAATGTAGGAAGCCACCACATTGAAGCTATACCTATAATTAATAATATAGCAAAAGGACCTAATATAAATGGAACTATCGATTTCATTGAATCAGGAGCCATTGCGCATGTAGAACCCGTAAAATTAATAACTGCGTTTATTACTTGTCGTAACCAAATATATGAATATTTCACCTTATTAACAAACCAATTGGATATGATTCCACCAAATGTATCTTCTTTGCTTTCCATTGAGTAAGGAAATCCATATTCAAACATTCCACTAAAATATTTATTTTTAAATAAATCACTTTGACAGAAATCAATAGGAATACCACAACCACTATTACTCTTTCCACCTCCTTTTTGTTCTGATGCTTTAGTCGCTGCTTTTGCTGGTACTGATTCAGTCGCTGCTTTTTTAACGGCTGCTGCTTTTTTCCTTGCAGCATCCATCCAATGATCTGCTGTAGCTGATGCCGCTGCTTTAACAGATGATGCCGCTGCTTTAACAGATGATGCCGCTGCTTTAACAGATGATGCTACTTCTTTAACTGACTTTTTGCTAGGAGAACATACAGGAGGTAATTTATTTCCTGATTTAGTTTCATTTACATAAGGTTGTTGTGCTGGTTCACTTGGAAAGAATGAATCTAAACTTATTCTAGTAAAATAAACAAAATTTGCTCCTAACAATCCAAGTATTAATATTTGAATAAATATTTGTAAAACACTCTTTCCAAATGATCCCCATTCATTTGTCTTAGATTTTGTATCGTCTTTTTCTGTATTGTCTTTTTCTGTATTGTCTTTTTCTGTATCATCTTTTCCTACAATCTTCTTTGCCATTATTTGAGACATAATCATTATATATATATATTTAATAAATATAATTATTAAATAGAATAAATTGTTCGTATAGTATAAGAATAATATGCCAACGAAAACTATTTATATATGGGATGGGGGAGTATTTTCTCCTCCTACCCGAGCTGTAGGAAAATTAGCATTTAATACAGCAACTTATATATCCTCTAAATTTGATAATAAAATAAATATAGAATATCATTTTGTCCCAACGAATAAATATTATAATAAACCATGGGTAAGATGCGTAGAAGAAGAAGACAGAATTCACATGTTGAACAATTTAGTAGAATTTATTAAAACAGATTTTCAAGTTCCTTCTAATATTAAATTTGTAGTTAATGACCACGACATTAAATTAGGAAAAAAATATAAAGATTCAGGAACAACATTGAATAGTTTAAATTATTTTTCTGATAAAGAAAAGAATAATGTATATGTATCAGGTAGTATTGAAAATATTATTCAACGTCTTAAAGGTTATTGGCAAGATTCATTAAAATTATTTTTTACAGTGAATTCTATTTGTTATGATATTTTTTCACCGGAATTAATAGGAGTGGATCAAAGTGAACAATATGTATATAAAAGTATTATTTTGGGAGAACTATTAAAACAAACAAATGGTATTTATCCAAAAGAAGTGACACACTATTTCAAGACAAATAAAATTACTAAAAAAGATATCGATAATTTTATAAATTCCAATAAAAAAAAATCTAAGTTTGAAGGATTGAAAAAATTATTGATGGATAGAATTATATTTCTACCTAAACATTTAGTTCCTGATGCATATAAAGCCGCTGCCGGAAATAGAGTTAGAGAAGAATTAGATGTATATTATTCATCCTTAAAAAATATACAAAAATTTACTACTCCAGGGATAGAAAAATACATTACTGATAAAAAATTGTATGAACATTGTAAATCTAGATATGTAGATAAATTAATTAGTAAGAAAACTAAGAAAACTAAGAAAACTAAGCATCGAAGTTCAAAAACTAAGCATCAAAGTTCAAAAACTAAGAAAACTAAAAAAACCACTGTCAGATAACAAAATAGATTAAATTTAAAAGATATATAATTTAATCTATCGATAAATATATGGACGAAAATGTTTTTCTTTTTTTTGTAATATTAATATTTTGTTATTTTATTTATCATCAATATAATTTCCAAAAATATGTGTTTATGGGTTCATCTCTAGAATCATTTACACCTAAAGAAGTTAATAATATCATACAACCACCTGGTGCGAATCCAATTGGAACGATGGATCCCAAAATTTGGACAAGCACACAAATGAAAGTAGTAAGTAATGGATATACTAATAAAGATATTAATAATTTAAAACCGAGTAATCCACAACCATTTGTGAGAGAAACAACAGATACATTAGGTAATTTTCCAGCTGGGGAAGATGGTAAATATATTTTACCAACAACTGAATTTGAATATCCGAATGATTATAAATTTACAGTTAAATTTCCTTGTCGTAAAACGCCAACAGGTATGTTTTCTGATTGTGGAACATATTCCGCCAATACGGCTTGGACCGCAAATCCATACAAAGGATTAAATTGTAAATTAAATGATACAAAAACACCTAAAATAACGAATAATGTATTCAATAAACGAGAAACTGAATACGGATCCCCTAGAAAAACTGGTTTAAGTGGAACTGGTAATTCATCTCTACGATAAATAAATATATTTAGTATTATCAATATATTTATCCTATTTATCCTATTTATCTGGCATACATTAAGCCACAATTACCACCAATAAAAGTTAAAATATTATATCTCTCTTCATGAACAGTTAAATTATAATTGTAATCATAAATTTTCCAATTTGGTTTATTAACACCAATTACTTCTCCACTCACCGGGTCACAAATTGTATAAAATTGAGCAGAAGGATCTAATGTAGGTTGATAAGTAGTAAATTCTAATTGAATGTCTGTAAATTTACTCATATTCATAGCTCCTGAAGGTTGAAAATCAAATGGGTCAGTGGATAAAGCAAAACTATAATTATATAAACCATCAGGGGCACTACCTGGTGTTCTTACATATTTTTCCACATAATCAAAAACGCCAGCATCTAATACATTTTCTCTATATTTACCATCTAATAATATTCCTAGATTCATTAATATATTTTTTTGATTATCAGGATTATAATCTCCTGTAATCATGTAGCCAGTGTCCTGATTACCAGATGGGTCAAAACCAGGTCCAATTCCACCTGAAAGACAAGGTAAAAACCAATGACCAGAAGCCTCCCCAAAACCTAATTGTTGGGGAATAACATCTGTATATGGCCAATTCGTATAGTTACTCCATTCATTTCTTAGATTAATATCACTTCTTTGAAATGCCCACATCCATGAAGATACCATTCCTAATGTATTGTCTAATTTTACTCGCTGATTACCAGTGACATTAAAAAATTTCCAATCATAGATAGATTTAAATAAATATCTTTGTTCCTTAGCAGCAAATATTTTGGATTCCTCTTCAGATAAAAAAGCATAAGTAGATATTATATGAATATCCGCATTCCAATTCGTTCGTCTATCATTATAAGAAGCACCTATTCCACTCAGACCATTTAATGAAATATCGGGAGGTGGTTGTAGAAAACGATAAAATTGTTGTAAGGCAAGATTAAAATTGGGTTGAATATATGGAAATTTATTAGCTTGATCAGTTACATCACGAATCATTATTAATTCTTGAACTGGACGAATACGAATATTTATTTCTAATTCATTATATTGAAGTGCTACTAATGGAAATGCCATTTTAGCAGCCAAGGTAAACCAAAAATTAATAGGAATATATAGTTTCCTTGTTCGAATGGATGGTTCTGGACCCACTGGATTAGTAGTAAAGTAAGCACTTGGATACTGATTAACACGACCAAGACAATTACCTGGATCATTTAATTCAGGAGTATTTCCAGTCATATTATCATATAAAATTTTTTTTGTAACAGAAAAATCACGCTGAACTTGTGCTAATAAATAAGCTCCGGAATATCTATTTAATATTTGCCCACCTACAGAGATTTCAATTTCTTCAATCATTTGTGTTCCCAAATTATCAATCCATTTAAATTCATAAGGTGCCCAATTACTAGAACAGTCTTGTGGTGGATATATTGGACTCCAAATGGTAGGTAATGTTACTACTAAATATGTGTCCATTAATAATTCCGCATATCGTTTCATCCTAAAAGTGAATAACGATGATTCATTCATTCTTAAATTACGCAACCCGTCGAAATCGGTTCGAAATTTTTGTAAACCAAAATTAGTATATTTTTTATATGTTGTTTTAAAAAAAGTTTTTGAGGGATTTCCATTTAAATATACATTTTGATTTCCATAAGCTACTATGTTTAATAATCCTCCTGCCATAATCTATATATATATATACTAATCTACAATATTATTTAACTTTTTTTTTCGCTTAATAATATTATCTTATCTTTAGTGAAAAACTGTTAATTTTTTATTAAAGAATTTTTTCATAACTTAATATAAGTATGATCGAAAAAGCAAAACAATTGTTTTCAAAATTAAATTTAGAACAAAATAAAGCCACTATGATTAAATATATCTCTTATCTTCTACTAGCACTGATAATATTTGCCTTATTTTCCTATACGACTCATAAGATGAAATTAAATAATGCCAATTGTGATAATTTATCAAAAATATATAGTAGCTTTCCCAAATTATCATCATTTAATCCAAACGATGCAGCATATAAATACTTACTTCGTGATTATTATATTAAAACCGCCTATAATTGTTGTTGTGGAGGACAATTTAAAAATGACTGGGTAAATGAATGTGCTTTAAAAACTTGTATTGCTCAAGGGGCTAGAGTATTAGATTTTGAAATTTATTCAGTGAATGATAAGCCTGTTATAGCTACATCATCTGTTGATAATTTCCACACTAAAGAAATGTATAATAAAGTTGCTTTCGAAGATGCTTTACAAATAATTAATAATTACGCTTTTAGTGGAGGTTCTTGTCCTTGTCCAAACGACCCATTAATATTACATTTTAGAGTATCTAGTAATAATAAAAAAATTTACACTGATATGGCAAATACAATTTATTCAACCATTGAATCTAGATTATTAGGAAAAGAGTATAGTTATGAATATACGGGTCATAATTTAGGAGCAGTTCCTTTAAAAGAATTTCTCGGAAAAGTTATTATTTCTATCGACCGTGCGAATCCTTTATTTGAAGATACACCGATGAAAGAATATGTTAATATTGCCTCTAATTCCATCTTTCTTAGAGCATCTCGCGAATATGATATTAAATTTACTCCTGATTCTAAAGAATTAATTGAATATAATAAGAAAAATATGACCCTGTCACTACCTGATTTAAGTGCGTATAATAGTAATCCATCTCCAGCATTAAATTTCAGTTACGGATGTCAATGGGTGGGAATGTGTTTTCAAAATTTTGATTCTAATATGCAATATTATAGTTTATTTTTTGATAAAGTTGGACATGCGTTTTCTTTAAAACCTGAACATCTTCGTTATATTCCTGTTACTATTCCAAAACCAACTCCTCAAAATCCTGAAAATTCTTATACTACTAGAACACATGCTACTGATTATTATTCATTCAATATTTAAATAATAAATATTCAAGAGGTGTAACCTAATATATGTAAATCTTCAAAGATATATATATTTTTCTATAATAAATATATATATATGTCGTCTTGTAACCCAAAATTAACATTAGAAGAAAAAGAAATAGCAATATTAAGAGATGCTATTGATGTAGCTGAACAAAAAAAAGGTAAAAAAGTAGTTAGTGATCCTGATGTTAAAAAAATAATTGCCATTTTAGAAGACTTTCTTAAAAAGAAAAAGCTGGTTTGTTATGGTGGAACTGCTATTAATAATATTTTGCCATTAGCCGACCAATTTTATAATAAAGATATTGAAATACCCGATTATGACTTTTATTCACCTGACGCATTAGATGACGCCAAAGAATTAGCAGATATATATTATAAGGAAGGATTTCAAGAGGTTGAAGCTAAAGCCGGAGTTCATCACGGAACTTATAAAGTATATGTTAATTTTATTCCTGTAGCAGATATTACTCATTTAGAAAAAAGTCTTTTTAAAAGAATACAAAAATCAGCGATTCGTGTGTATGGTATATTATATTGTCCTCCAACTTATCTTCGTATGAATATGTATTTAGAATTATCTAGACCCGCTGGAGATATAAGTCGTTGGGAAAAAGTATTGAAAAGACTGTTACTATTAAATAAAAACTATCCTTTAAGAGGCAAACATTGCGATCCCAAAGAATTTCAAAGACAATTTGAAGAAATAGATTCTAAAAAGGAAGAACAATTATATTATGTGGTTCGTGATTCTTTTATTGATCAAGGACTGATTTTCTTTGGGGGATATGCTAGTTTTCTTTATTCATCATATATGTCAACGAAACAAAAAAAATTATTTCAAAAAACCCCTGATTTTGATGTTTTGGCCGAAGAACCTGAACAAGCCGCTGTAATTCTAAAAGAAAGATTAGAGGATTTTGATTATAAAGGTGTTAAATTAATTAAACATGATGGTATTGGTGAATTAATTGCGCCTCATTATGAAATTAAAGTAAAGATCGATAATATTGAAGAAACTGTTGCCTTTATATATAAACCATTAGCCTGTCATAGTTACAATGTTATCAAAAAAGGACATAATACTATTCGTGTAGCTACTATCGATACTATGTTAAGTTTTTATTTTGCTTTTTATTATAGTGATAGAGACTATTATGATGTCAATAGAATATTATGTATGGCTCAATATCTATTTGACGTTCAACAAAAAAATAGACTTGAACAAAAAGGATTATTAAAAAGATTTAGTATAAATTGTTATGGTAAACAAGATACTTTGGAAGAAATGAGAAATACAAAAGCCTTGAAATATAAAGAACTGAAAAATAAGCGAGATTCCAAAGAATATGAATCCTGGTTTTTGCGTTATATTCCGTTTGAAAAACATGAAGAAAAGGAAAATAAAAAATTAAATGGGAAAAAGGGTAAAACGGGTAAGTCAAGTAAAAAGAGTAAATCAGGTAGAAAGAGTAAAACAGGAAAAACAAGAAAAACAAGTAGAAAAAGTAAAACAGGGAAAAAAACAAGAAAAAATATTCTCAATATTTTTAATATTTAAATATGTAAATAAATTATATGAATAATAATATTATTTTTCTTATAATTATATTTCTTTTCTCTCTATTACTCTCATCTTATTCATCTTATTCATCTATTCCAGTTACCGAAGGTTTTGAATCTTATAATACTTGTATAGAACAAGGATATCCTATGGATTTTTGTATGGAAACACCGATTCAATCTAAAATAGATAATGAGTATAGTAGTTCTGCTGATGGATATTTCGGTTCATGGCAGATGATTGAAGGTAGTGATCTTTTACTACATAAAATAAATAAACCCTATCAATCTAAACCATTTGATGAGTATTCAAATCGTTTCTTTGCTTCTGGTAAAATAGAAAATTAAATATTTGGTTGCTATTATTTTACACAGTTAAATATAATATAATATCTCTCCATATATTTTTAAAAACAGATATATGTTGTTTTATAAAAGGATCTTTTTTCCAACTATCGGGAAATAAAGAATCTATTTTTAAACCTAATCGGAAAATATATACCAATGTTACATAAATAATTTCTCTCATCCTAAAAAATAATATATCAATTAATCCCCAATCATTTACATAGCTGCACATATTATTCGATTTACTTTTTTCAAAGAAACTATGTGTATCCATCAATCCCTCAAATAATCGAGGATATATATTTTTTTCATGTTTAATAAAAATCATTTTCTTTATTTTATCCATACTTTGAAGATTTAAAAACAATATTTTTCTATTTTTCTTAGGTTTAAATATGTGAGGGAACGATCCATCAATACATCCGTCATTATCAGTTAAACCTTTGTCTATTAAATATGGAACATAGAGAGATTTTAATAAACAATCCAATAAATCTTTTCTAGAATTATATTTCTTTTTTATAACTTGTTTCCCATCATTTGTATCAAAATAAGTTAAATAAAATTTCTCATTGATTATTAATAAATCTTCTTCGGTAACGATTTCATTAAATTTTTGTTTTATTACCATTATTAATTTTTTTAAATGTTGATGTTTTCTTAAACATTTAAAAGCGAGTGTTGATATTTCAATAGAAATTTCCATTTTATTTAAAAGAAATAATAGTCCTAATACTGCTCCTATGCTACATCCAGAGATTCTTTTAATATTTATTTTCTCTCGTCGTTCTAATTCTTTTATATAAAACAAACTACCCAACATATAAATTCCATTAAATGCGCCTCCATCCAATACTAAGTCTATATTTTTTGGAATATGATTATTCGGTATATTTTCAATTAAACTTTTTATAAATACATTCAATGCCATATTATTAAAAGTTCATATTAATTTTTCATCTATTTTACTTATTTTACACCATTGAAGATTTAATCTAATGAATATTTATATGAGTAAATTCATTACATTTTGTGTAATTGTTGTTATTTTATGTATTATTATTGTAGCGTTCAATCCCTTATCGGATGATATATTTAGCATTAAAGAAGGAATCCATCCTGGAGGAGGTGGTGGAGGTAGAGGTGGTAGAGGTGGTAGAGGAGGTGGTAGAGGAGGTGGTAGAGGAGGTGGTAGAGGAGGTGGTGGTAGAAGATGGTATGGAGGAAATTATGGTTATCGTTACAGACCTCCTCCGGTAAGATTTTATCAACAATATTACCCTCGTTATTTACCGTTATGGAGTTCCGCATATTGGTTTGGTTCTATATGTAAAGATGGATGTACAAATATAGGTAACAATAATTGGGGTTGTCAATTTCCTGGAGGTGGACCCAATGATTGTATATTTGCGAGTGACTGTTATGGTTGTGGATATTAAATTTATTTATCATTAACATTTTTTTTAGGAAACATTTTTCTCCAAGCATCAGATCCAGGTAACGCCCCAAATTTAGTTAAATCAGGAGGTTGTCTAGGTTTATCCAAAGACTCGCCAAAAAAACCAATTGTTTTTTCTTTCATTTTTTTTTTACTTTTATTTTTATCATTTTTATCCATTACGATACACGATATATAATAAATATTAC